GTATCCGGGACGACGATGATCCGTTGCAGCCCGGGGAGTTCCGTGACGTGGACGCACCCGGTGGGGCTATACGTGACAGCCTTATGCCGTTGCCTTTTAAGGGGCCTGACCAGACGTTATTCCAGCTTTTGGGCTTCGTTGTAGACGCTGGTCAGCGTTTTGCCACCATTACTGACATGAAAATTGGTGACGGTAACCAACAGGCGGCGGTAGGCACAACTATTGCCCTGCTAGAACAGGGTTCCCGCGTAATGAGCGCGGTTCATAAGCGTTTACATTACGCTATGCGGCTTGAATTTAAGCTTTTATCCAGAGTTATGTCCGAGTTTTTGCCTCAAGAGTATCCTTATTCTGTTGAGGGTGAAGACTCTTCTGTCATGGCATCAGATTTTGATGACCGCATAGACGTAGTTCCAGTGTCTGATCCAAACGTGTTTAGTCAGGCTCAGAGGATTGCGCTAGCTCAGACTAAGTTGCAGTTAGCGGGAGCCGCTCCGGACATGCACAACATGTACGAGGTCTATCGGGACATGTACGAGGCACTTGGAGTTAGGGACACAGACCGTATTATGAAGCGGATTCCTGACGATGAGCCGACACCAAAAGACCCGGCGCAGGAAAACATAGATGTAATGGACATGATCCCGTTACACGCTTTTGAAGGTCAGGAGCATCAGGCACACATTATGGCTCATATGGTTTTTGGTACAAGTCCGACCGTTTCCGGGATGCCGGGAATGGCTATGGCCTTGCAAAAGCATATTATGGACCATGTGCGTATAATGGCTCGGGAACAGGCGGCAGTACAGTTTATCCAGAGTAGGCAAGCGGTTGGCGGAGAAGCGGCCACCGAAGAAGAAATGCTGCAAATTGAAGGGCTTACAGCACAGTTCGTTGCTGAAGGTATGAAGATGGTTAAGCAGATGTCTGCTGAAGTCTCTGGTCAGGGCCCTGATCCGTTGGTTCAGCTTAAAGAGCAGGAGCTTCAAATTAAGGCGCAGGCCGAGCAGGCGGATGCACAGAACGACCAAGCACGGTTAAATCTTGATGCGGCTAACCAGCGGATGCGGGCGGACCAGTTCCAGCAGCGTCTTGCTAGCCAAGAGCGTCAGACCGCGGCGCGTATTCAGTCTGCTATGGAACGGGAGATGCTTAAACAACGGGGAGACTAGATACTCATTAGTTTAGCTTGGGGGCGAAATGATAGCAGAAACATTGGCTGGTATAGCACTGGTCAAATCCGCGGTTGATGGAATTAAATCAGCCATTAACACGGCCAAGGACGTTGGCGAGATAGCGGGTTACGTTGACCAGCTTTTTGAAGGTGAAAAGCAGGTCCAGCAGAAAAGAGCTAAGAGTGCGTACCCCGGGATTGTAGACCAGTTCGGGGTATCTAATATCGCGTCTGAAGTCATAGATGCAAAACTGGCTCAAGAAAAGATGCAGGAAATGCGTAACCTGATTGATTTACGTTTTGGCCCCGGAACGTGGCAAAGTATAGTAGATGAGCGGGCTCGCAGGATACAGGCCGCTAAAGAGGCCGCTGCGGCGGAGCGTCGTAAAAAGATAGCCGAGGCAAAAGAGTTTGAAGAAACTATGAAGCAAATCGTGCTTGTAACTTCAGTGATTGTTGTCGCGATAGGGTTTTTTATATTTATGTTTGCGGTGGTACTATGACGGTAGATAAATTTTTAGAATGGAAGATACTGCCTCGTTTTATGATGCTAGCAAGCACGGTAATGAGTTGGCGCTGTGCCGAGTGGTTTATGGCGTTAGACGCGCCGACGGGGGCGCAGAGTGCTTTTGTTTCAGTGGTTATGGGCGTTATGACGGGCGTTTTTGGTATATGGATGGGGCACGAGCACAAGCCCGTGGCTAAATAATGTATCAGGCGGTTGTTCTTGCGTGTCTTGTTTTTAATATGGAACAATGTTACCAGTTAGAAGACCAGTGGGGGCCCTATAGCACATATGAGCAGTGCGAGAAACGAGCGTATGAAATGTCTCGCGCAGTTCATAAACACATGCAAGGATACAAGCCAGTATCTTGGCAATGTCGGGCGTTACCAAAAGGAAAGTTGACAACATGATTCAGGCACTTATTGGACCAGCTACCGAGCTAATCGGTAAATTCGTTGAAGACAAAGACCAGAAGAACAAGTTGGCGCATGAGATTGCCACTATGGCAGAGCGCCACGCGCAGGACTTAGCTAAAGGCCAGCTTGAAATCAATAAGATGGAAGCGCAGCACCGCAGCATCTTTGTGGCGGGTTGGCGGCCATTCCTCGGCTGGGGCTTGAGCTTTGCGATGATCTGGCACTTTGTTTTAGCCCCAATAACTATCTTTGGTTTTTCCTATGCCGGTGTAGAAGCGCCTGAGTTACCGGCGTTTGATATGGATAGCCTGATGACTGTACTCTTAGGTATGCTTGGGCTTGGTGGTCTAAGGACGGTAGAAAAAGTAAAAGGCCTAACAAAATGAATAGGTACATAGCACTGGGCTTACTCTATTGTGGTAAGCCCTTTATTGTAATAGGTAATTGGTTTTGGCGTCAGCATAGAAAATTTCTAAGGCGGAACCGGTAGATGGAAGCTAATTTTTTTAAAAGTCTTGAGATGGTACTGCACCACGAAGGTGGGTTTGTGGATCACAAAGATGATCCCGGAGGCGCAACTAACAAGGGTATCACACATAAAACCTATGCTGATTTTTTGGGGCGTCCTCTCGAAGACGTAAGCGAGCTAAAGAACATCCCAGAAGATCATGTTCAGTTAATCTACAAAAAAGGTTACTGGGACAAGGTAAGGGGCGACGAACTTCCGGGCGGTGTGGATTTTTGCTTATTTGACTGGGCCGTGAACAGCGGGCCGGGACGTGCCGCAAAGGCATTACAAAAAACTGTTATGGTGTCGCAGGACGGGGCTATTGGTCCAAAGACCCTAGAAGCTGTCTCTGAATATAACCCAACAGAAATAATAGAGAAAATAACTGAGACTCGTATTGAGTTTTATAAGGGTTTGTCTACGTACAGTACTTTTGGCAAAGGTTGGTTAAAAAGGGCGAAAGAAACTCGTGACTTTGCTTTGGATATGGTATAAAACCGTATCAGACTTAATGCGGAGATATACGAGTGGATCAAATTTATTTTGCGGAGGCCGTCTTTCGGATTATTCGGGAGCGGAGGCAAGCAGTTCAAGACTTGTTGATTTATGACAATGTTAAGAACATCGAGCAGTATCGTGAGCTCATGGGAAACTTAAAGTCCCTAGATCACGTGGAACAGGAACTCAAGGGCCTGCTAGATAAACAGGAGCAAAGCAATGGCTAAAGCGCAAAAAGTTAACCTTGAAGGCGCAGCGGAGGGTGTCGCAAACCTCGCTTCAGCTTACAAGGATGTTACTGATAAGGTACTGGACCCCGAGTCTATCGGTGGTTCTCTCCTAGAAAGGATGCCGGACCCAACGGGCTGGCGTTTGCTTATTCTCCCCTATCGCGGAAAAGGTAAAACTGACGGCGGAATCTATTTGCCGGATAAGGTAGTGGAAGAGCAGACAATATCTACGCAAGTTGGTTATGTCCTAAAAGTGGGACCTCTGGCTTACAAGGACCCAGAGAAGTTTCCCTCTGGTCCGTGGTGCGAGCAGGGTAACTGGGTGATGTTTGCTCGTTACGCGGGGTCTCGTTTTAAAATTGATGGTGGTGAGGTTCGCATCTTAAATGATGACGAGATTTTGGCGCGTATCAAAGAACCTGAAGATATTTTGCATTTCTAGGAGAAAAGAATGGCGGAACAAAAAGAAGATCAAATCGAATTAGATTTAGACGACGCGCAAGAACAAGAAGTCGAATTGCCCGGTGGTGGTGATGATGACGATGCCCCGCTTGCGGCATCTTCCGACGACAACTTTGATAAGGCGGAGAACGCTACGCAGAAGCGCATAGATCGTCTTACAAAAAAGATGCGGGAGGCTGAGCGCCAAAGGGAAGAGGCTATAAGGTACGCTCAAAACGTACAGGCTGAAGCTAGCTCTCTTAAACAGCGCATGGATGCGTTGGACAATAACTATGTGAAAGAGTATAGCAGCCGGGTTGAAACTCAGATCGCCGCCGCCGAAAGTGACCTAGCTGTTGCTATTGAGATTGGCGATACTGCGGGTGTCGTAGAAGCTCAGCGTAAGATCACGCGGTTAGCTATTGAGAACGACAGAGCTGAACAGGCAAGGGCACAGCAGGAGCGGTACAGTAAAGCCGCTGCCGCGCAGCAACGCGCACAGGTTGAGCAGCCTATGCCGTCTCAGCCTAAAATGCCGGACCCCAAAGCCCAGCGTTGGGCGTCTCGAAATGAGTGGTTTGGGGAAGATGAAGCTATGACATACGCAGCTTTTGGCATCCACAAAAAGCTTATTGAAAACGAAGGGTTTGACCCGCAGTCCGATGAGTACTATAATGAATTAGATAAGCGTATGGTGGAAGAGTTTCCGCATAAGCTAAACGGTGGTAGCAGACGGCCCGCTCAGACGGTTGCTTCCGTATCCCGCAGTAGTTCTGGGCGCAGTAGTGGGAAAAAGGTTAGACTCACCCCTAGCCAAGTCGCAATAGCGAAAAAATTGGGTGTGCCGCTTGAAGAATACGCGAAATACGTGAAGGAGTAAGGAAAATGACAGAACAGAACATTGATCGGACTTCTCGCGCAAATCAAACTCGGGAGAAAACGGCAAAGCGTAAGCCGTGGGCTCCCCCATCTATGTTGGATGCACCGCCTGCACCGGATGGTTTTAAGCATCGTTGGATCAGGGCTGAAACCCGTGGTTTTGACGATACTAAAAACGTAAGCGCTAAGATGCGCGAAGGTTGGGAACTGGTTCGTAAGGACGAGTACCCTGACTTTGAGGCCCCGGTAGTTGACTCAGGTAAGTACGAAGGTGTGTTTGGAGTAGGTGGCCTTATTCTCGCACGGATTCCAGTGGAAACGGTGGCAGAAAGAACCGCATATTTTAACCAAAGAAGTGCGGATCAAATGCAAGCCGTGGACCAAGATATGATGCGCGAGAATGCTCATTCATCCATGACGATCAATAAACCTGATCGTCAATCTCGTGTAACTTTTGGCGGCCCACAGAGATAGGGTCGCCCTGATTAGGAGAAAAATCAAATGGCAAACCAAAACACTGCCTATGGTCTTCGTCCTATCGGGCTAGTTGGAAGTGGTGTTAATTCTACCGGTGTAACCGAATATGAAATCTCATCATCCAACGGCAACCCAATCTATCAGTACGCTATTGTAGTCCCGACTGCTGCTGGCGTTATTGATTATGCTGGTGCTACCGACGGTGGCACAACTCCAGCATTGGGTGTCCTGATGGGCGTTCAATACCAAGACTCAGTCCAGAAGAAGCCTGTATGGCTCAACTACTGGCCGGGTTCTGGTTCAGTCAGCGTTGACACAAACTACCCTGTAAAGGCGTTTGTGGCTGACAATCCAAACCAACTGTTCAAAGTTGCTTCTGACGCATCATTGACTGACCGTGCAACCGCACAGGCAGCCATTTTTGCTAACGCATCTTTGGGCACATCGGCCCGCACCGGCTCTGCCGACACTGGTAGCGCAAACGGTGCACTTAGCGTGTCTTCAATTGCCGTAACAGCGACTTTGCCGTTGCGGATTGTAGGAATCATGGATGACGAAGCCAACAGCGACTTTGCCGCTGCGGGTATTCCTTTGATTGTTCGGTTGAATGCACATTTCAACGCAAACACAAGCCGTTTTGACTCGCAGACTACTGCGACTTCAACGGGCGTTTAAGGAGGGGATAGAAAATGGCTATTTCTCGCGCACAACTAGCGAAAGAGCTTGAGCCCGGCCTGAATGCTTTGTTCGGCCTTGAGTACGACCGCTACGAAAATGAGCATGCTGAAATCTATGACGAAGAGTCATCAGATCGTGCATTTGAAGAAGAAGTGATGCTCGGTGGATTTTCAACGGCACCAACAAAATCTGAAGGCGGAGCCATCAGTTTTGACGATGCACAAGAGACCTACACAGCACGGTACACACACGAAACAATCGCTCTGGCGTTCTCAATTACTGAGGAAGCTATCGAAGACAACCTGTATGACCGTCTGGCATCACGCTACACCAAAGCTCTGGCCCGTTCAATGGCTCAGACAAAGCAGATCAAAGCTGCCGCTATTCTGAACAATGCGTTCAGCGCAACCGGCGGTAATGCGATTGGCGATGGTGCAGCACTTTGTTCAAACGCTCACCCATCATTGTCAGGTAACCAGACCAATATTCTGGCTACTGCGGCTGACCTCAACGAGACTTCTCTTGAGCAGATGCTGATTGACATTGCTGGTTTGACTGACGAGCGTGGTCTGAAGATTGCAGTACGCGGTACGAAGTTGATTATCCCTAAAGAGCTGCAATTCATTGCAGAGCGGGTGATTAACTCAAACCTCCGTTCTTCAACAGCGGACAATGACTTGAACGCGGTGAAGAGCATGGGAATGCTTCCTGACGGGGCAGTGGTTAACCACTTCCTGACCGACACGGATGCTTTCTTCATCAAGACAGATGCTCCAAACGGCTTCAAGTACTTCAACCGCGCAGCGATTAAAACTGCAATGGAAGGTGATTTTGACACCGGAAACATGCGGTTTAAGGCTCGTGAGCGTTACAGCTTCGGCGTCTCAGATTGGCGTTGTGTTTTCGGTACTCCGGGCGCAGCGTAAACATCTTTTACAAATGAGAAAGGGCGGCAGTTGCCGCCCTTTCTTTTTTGCGGTATACTTATTTTGGGCGTAACTTTAGCTTTGTAGACAGGATTCTGCCCACCTGACATTGCACGGACTACAAAGCAAACCCTTGTGCAAAGAGGTGATAAAATGGCTTCTACAACTTTTTCAGGTCCCGTGACCTCAACCAACGGTTTTGTTGGTGATATCAAAGTCCCTACCTATACTGTCGCTACACTGCCCTCCGCTACTTCTGAGGCGGGCACTGTTTTGTATGCTTCAGACGCTCTAAAAGCTGCTGAAACTGCTGGCAATGGCACGGGCAACCTTGTTTTTTCAGACGGTTCTAACTGGATTCGTGTGGACACCGGCGTAACGGCAACAGCATAGGGGGGATGACTAATGAGTAGTCGTTTTAAAGCCCCTAGCGCAGAAGAGTTGGCTCGTCGAGGTATTGGCGTAAAAAAGGTTCGTGCTCGTAATGAGGACGGCACTCTAAAGGCTGATGACCCATCAACTCCAGATGTCAATGAAGCTTGGGACAGCAAGATAGTGTCTGCTGTAAAAAATGTCACTAAAAAAGCTGCTAATAAAACAAGGAGCTAACCATGGCTGGTTCATTGATATTTTCCAAATATCGGGACGTGGGCACAGCCGGAAGCGGCGCGATCTATACCGGGCCGTGCCGTCTAAGACAGCTTACGATAAATACCGAAGCTGCTGGAGCCCCCGCTATTATTTTACGTGACGGCGGCGCATCTGGCGGGATCAAACTACAGCTTGATCTGCAAACAAGTGACACTTTTTCAGTCAACATTCCAGATGACGGCATTCGTTTTGATACAGACCTGTATATAGACGAAACCGCTTTGGATAGCGTGACTGTCTTCTTGTCGTAACAGGAGGCTCGAATGGCTCGTGAAGTCAGTTCCATATCAAGGGTAGGGACTTCGGAGCCGTTTGAGCTTCAAGTTTCCCGCGGCCAAATATCCTTTCATAAAACCGTCTTTAAGTTTGGCTACAACGCTGTTGTTGGAGCCGCTAAGGAAACCATCTGGGAACAGGGCGGTTTATACTCTTATCCCGCATCAGCCACAGTAATGACTATATCAAGCAGTTCAGCTAATGACGCTGCCGCAGGAACTGGTGCAAGAACAGTTGAAGTTTTTGGCCTAGATGCTGATTACAACGAAATAAACGAAGTTGTCACATTGAACGGGCAAACTGCTGTTAACACAACAAAATCTTACCTACGGATAAATCGCGGCCTTGTTCGCAGCGCGGGTAGTGGTGGTGCAAATGCTGGTATAATCTACGCTGGTACAGGAACAGTAACTTCTGGAGTTCCTGCTAACATTTATCTTCTTATCAACGGCGATGGTGATAACCAAACATTAATGGGTCTTTGGACAGTTCCCGCAGGATATACAGCGTTCCTTACAAAAATGTCTTTATCTACAGGTACGTCAACTCAGACACCCGCTATTCTGAATGCTAGTCTTGTTGCTAGACCTTATGGGGAAGTGTTTCAAATAAAAGAAAGATTTACTATTACAGATGGCGCACACGAACAATTTTATACTTTCCCGTTAAAGTTTACAGAAAAAACAGACTTGGAGATGAGGGCGTTTTCCTCTTCTGGATCTGTTGACTTTAATGTTTCCGCGTCAATGGAGTTTGTCTATATAGAAAACGAGGATTGGACAAATGGCTCGTAAAAAAGAGAATCCAATACGCAAAACCACTGGTAAAGGCGGTAACTACCGCAAAACTAAGTCAGGCGCTGGCATGACTGAAAAGGGTGTCAAAGCTTACCGCCGTAAAAACCCTGGTAGCAAGCTAAAAACAGCCGTAACCGGCAAGGTTAAAAAAGGCAGTAAGGACGCAAAGCGGCGTAAGTCATTTTGCGCTCGTAGTGCCGGTCAAATGAAAAAGTTTCCAAAGGCAGCAAAAGATCCAAATAGCCGCCTACGACAAGCCAGACGGAGGTGGAAGTGTTAACAATGGATCAAAAGATTATTTTAGCAATTGCTGGCGTACTCAGTACAGCCATAATTGGAGTTTTGGTCAGCTTTTTATATTGGGTTGGTAACAATGTTGTTGACCTAAAAACAGACACGGCTGTGATAACAGTGAAGGTGGAGGAAAACCACAAGATGTTAAGTGTCTTGTGGGATGATTTTTTGGAGAAGAAAAATGGCAATCTCGCGCAGTTCCATGTCCAAGCAAGTAAGTAAGGGCGGCTCTAAAAAAGATGCCTGCTACAGCAAGGTAAAGGGTAGATATAAAGTCTGGCCTTCCGCTTATGCGTCTGGTGCATTAGCGAAATGTCGTAAGGTTGGTGCTAAAAACTGGGGGACAAAATCAAAGAAAGGAGGCAGCAAGGGCAGGGCTACCAAAAAGCGGTAAATGATAGCTGAAGTTTTAACCGGTATTGCGCTTGTTCAAAAGTCCGTTGAATTTATAAAAAGCAACATTTCTACGGTTCAGGATATTAGCCAAATAGCTGGTCAGATTGATGATCTGTTTCGTGGAGAAAAAGAGGCACAGCAAGCCAGAAACAAAAGAGCCGGTGGCGGACTGGGTGATCAATTTGGCGTAGACACTGTTGCAAAAGAAATGATAGACGCCAAGATTGCGGCGGAAAAGTTGCAAGAAGTAGCTACTTTAGTCGATATGAGATTTGGTCACGGAACGTGGAAAGGTATTGTTGCTGAAAGAGCTAAACGTATACAAGAAGCTAAAGAGGCAGCAGCGGCTGAACGTAGAAAAAAGCTACAAGAAGCTAAAGAATTTGAAGAAATGATGAAGCAGATAATTCTTGTGGCCAGCGTTATAATTATGTCTGTTGGAATGTTTGTTTATTTGTTCGCAGTTGTTTTGTAGGTATGGACGAAATATGGCAGTACGAAAAACTAAAAAAGGAGCGGCTCTCAAGAGGTGGTTCAAAGAGGAGTGGAAGGATGTTCGCACGGGGAAAGCGTGTGGGCGTAGCAAGGGTGAAAAACGGGGTACTCCATATTGCCGCCCCTCCAAGCGTGTGTCTTCTAAGACCCCAAAAACAAGCGGAGAGATGACAGCAGCAGAAAAGCGTAGTAGAATATCGCAGAAGAAGCGTCTAGGTCAACCGGCAGGAAAGCCAAGGCGCGTTAAGCCTTTGAAGAGGAAAAAGTAAATGGCCGTATCTGGGTCTACTAATTTTGAGCTTGATGTAAGTGATTACATTGAAGAGGCTTTTGAGCGTTGCGGCCTTGAAGTCCGCACTGGCTATGACTTAAAAACAGCTCGCAGATCTTTAAACCTAATGCTTGCTGATTGGGCAAACCGTGGCTTAAACCAGTGGACAATTGAGCAGCGCACACTAGCTCTTGTTCAGGGAACTGGAAACTATACTCTTGGCGCAGATGTTATTGATGTATTGTCAGCATCGTTGCGCAGAAGCGGCACAGACTACTCAATGGATAGAGTTAGCCGAGATGAATATCTATCCATTCCATCAAAGACAACAGAGGCTCGTCCCACTCAGTTTTTTGTAGATCGTCAAATAACGCCGACTATAAAGCTGTGGCCAGTTCCAGAGAATAGCACAGATATTATCGTTTATGATTGTTTGACTAGAATGGACGATGCTGACGATTATAATAACACATTGCAAATGCCCTTTAGATTTTACCCATGTCTAGCTGCTGGCCTTGCTTACTATCTTGCAATCAAAAAAGCACCTGATCGTATTCAAATGCTTAAAGCTATCTATGACGAAGAATTTGATCGTGCGCAGGCAGAAGATCGTGACAGAGCATCATTTAGCATAACTCCTAACCTTCAATATTATAGGATTTAATGATGGCTAGGTTCGCTTCTGGCAAAGACGCATACGGAATATCAGACAGGTCTGGTTTTCGTTACCGTCTTCGTGACATGCGCAAAGAATGGAACGGCTTTCTTGTTGGAAAAGATGAGTGGGAAGCAAAGCACCCACAGCTTGAGATTACAAGGCATCCGCCTGATGCGGAAGCGTTGAGGGATCCTCGACCCGATAGCAGGGTGGCTCCAGAAGTGGAGCATCTTTTGGGTTTGAACGCATTTTTAACCGGTGCTTCTGGAAGCAATGTAATAACTGTTACAGAGCCGTCTCATGGACGAACAACCGGAGATGTAGTAAGATTTCGCAGCGTAAAACCATTTGACGGTTTTTTGGCTTCAGATATTGAGTATGCTTCTGGTAACAGCATTACGGTAGTAAGCGTGGACAGATACACATTTGTTGCTAATTCAGGCACAGCGACAGAGGGTGGGCAAAGAGGCGGCGGCGGTTCTGCTACGTCTGGGCCTGTAACATTGGTGATATAAATGAGCTTTACATACGCACAACTGCAAACTGCAATACAGGATTTTACAGATAACTCTGAAACATCCTTTGTTAACAATCTTCCTGTTTTCATTAGATCATGTGAAGACAGAATACTGACTGTTGTTGATCTTGAGCTTTTTAGAAAAAACGCAGCA